ACCCGTAGGGATCTTACCTACAGCAGGAGATAGCTTGATAGTAGACATAGGTGGCAGGAGATTCTTCTTGTTGATCTGCGCCAGTACACCATCTAGTGCTTTAAGAGAGTCACGGTTCTTAACATCAAACACAAACGGGATGTCCGTGAAATTACCGTCTACTTTTTCACCCATAGCATCTGTAGGGCTATCTAATGTTACCAAGCCAAAGAATACCTTAACTCGCTTTACGCTACGAATGAGAGACTTTGTTGCTTCTGGAAGTGCATTGAAGTCTTCGATATAACCTGATGGCCTACCTAAGTTATAACCACCTAAGTTATCTTTGAGATCCTTGTTAAGGCTGTTAGCCAAAACGCTTTTCTCCATTTCAGTAGTGTCACCATTCCAGCGCTGCCACTGTTGGCGTACAGCAAAGACACGCACAGTAACTGTTTTACTGTAGACTACATCATCACCTGTAGTTAGTTTATATGCTCCTTTTGGTACGGTTGGTTTCATAAACGTTTCGCCATCCATAGATACCTCTTTCTCTAGGATCTCTTGGTTGACGTTGAGCCGTGATACGCTAGGCGTTGCGCTCTGTTGTGTGTTGTTAGACACACCCATAAGCTCTGCCATTGATTGTCCACGGTCTAGTGCTACTGCTAATTCTTGGCTCATATCTTTTCCTTTCGATGAGCGTTTCAGGAAATTGTAGTTATACATTATACGTCTTTTGTGTCAAGCCAGTTTGGGCCTATTTTTGCCTCTAATAATAGTGGCACATTCATACGTACTTTGTACACATCTTCTATTAGATCCACAAGGTTGTCATTAAGATCTGCAACTATTTGTAATACCTCTTCTTCTTCATCTGGATGTATGTCAGCTACTGCTGAATCATGTACTGTGTTGATCAGTACAGACTTTAGTGGCTTCAATCTTTTGTGAAACTCATTAAGTACAGCAGGGGTAACATCACCCGTAGCAAAGCCCTGCACAGGATAATTCTTTAACATAGTAAAGTGTGTAACACTACCATTAGCTCTACGCTCAATGTCAGGGAAAGCATACTGCCTACCACTGATGTTGGTAATCTTATTGAAGCGCATTGCCTCGTCAGCTAAGTTTTGTTGCCACTGTGCTATGCCTTTGTACTTATCATTGAAGTGCTCGTAGTAAGCCTTCTCAGCGTTGCTACGCCCATAACCAGTAGCGCCAAAGAGCGGGGCAAACGTATGCTCTTTTGCTGCCTGTCTAGCTGTAGGTTGCCCTGCATCAGAGATAACCTTTGCAGTGTAAGCATGTACGTCAAAGCCTGTTTCAACCTCTCTCATTGCAACCTCATCTTGAGCTAAGAACGCAGCCGCTCTAAATTCAAGCTGGGCAAAGTCTGCCTCTAAAATTTTACCGCCTTCCCAACGTGACACAAATACTTTCTTAACAGGGAATGTACCACCGCGAGGCATGTTTTGCATGTTAGGATTCTTACTGCTAAACCTACCTGTAGCTGTTATGTGCTGGCTAAGAGTTGCGTGAAGGTATCCGTTAGACTTAGTATGCACAGATATGCCGCTAACAAAGCTAGAAAGGTAGCTAGTGATAGCATTAAGGCGCTTAACATCCAGAATAAAGCTTGCCGCAGCTTCCATGTTATTGTTCCTAGCAGTTGCCACCAGTGCATCTAAGTTATCCTTTCCTGTACCAAAACCACTATGCGCTACCCACTTCTTATTTGGTGCACTAAAGCCAAGCCCGGCCATTTGCTTTGACTCTTTCAGGCCATAACCTCTTGAGTCACAGGTGGTACACTTGTTGGGTCTAGCGTAACGTGTGCCATCTTTCTTTGTCTTGTACGTATGACCTGCCCCGTTACATGTAGGGCATGTAAAAGCGGTAGTCTTAAACAGCATCTTAGAATTAGCATTGACTGCAGATTTAAATTCAGCCTTATCTTTTACAAACTCAAATATATCAGCCCATTCTTTCTTATCGTTAGGCTTACGTGAGAAGATAACCTGAGATAGCTGTTCAGGCGAGTTTAAATTGATAGGTGTATCACCCATAAGATCCCGCACTTGGCTCTGCAGACGCTCTTCTATCTGCGCCTGTTCAAGCTCAAACTCTTCCTTAACCTGCTCCAATACATCAAGGTCTACCTTTAGTCCTGACATGTACATTTCGGTGAGGGTTCTGCATGTTTGAAAGGTGACGGTTCTGACTGCATAAAGGGATCTGGATTCGGGGGTTGCGTAGTCGGCTTCGATGCTGTGGAACAACTCACAAGTTGTGAGGATGTCAGCCCGAAGATAAAGGCTAAGAGAGTCGAGATCCGTCTCATGGGTGTTTATTCCTTTCTTTATACAGGCAGTAAGGTAGTCTTCTTTCTGCTCTGCTAAGCCTCTTCTAATAGCACAGGCTGCTAGGCCAATGCCTTCTTTGGGCTTCTGCCCTCTGCACAATATATACTCTGCCAACATGGTATCATAGATATCACCATCATACGTAAATCCACTGGCCCATAGCCACATAAGATCATGCTTGGCATTATGCATGATAAGCAGTGTAGTCTTATCAAGTAACTTCTGTATCAAGGCTCTACCTTGACCGTCTGAATCCTTATGCTCATTGTGATCTAATGTAACAAGCATAAGCTCTTCTTTGTTGTCAGCATTTACCATGCCTACCTGAACAAGGTGGTTGCCTACCTCATAAGGGTCAATGAACGTCTTACCATCACGCCATGTGATGCTGTTCTCTACATCTAATACAAGTCTCATCTATTCTCCTAAGCGGTGTAGAGTGAACGCTCACCATCTAACTCACAGTGGACAACCCCATGCCACCCACCCTTTAGTTTATTCTTAGCAATGTTTAGGTGCCGCCGTGTTGACTCTTCCGACTGCCCTTCTACGATAGGGTCTTTAGAGATTAAAACCATAAGATCTGCTTCCGCTGCCTTACCTGTCTTAGACCCTTCCATCATGGACTGATCAACGTAGACCTTACCTTCTGCAACAGCAGATAGCTGAGACATCCAAATCACACAACAATTATGCTGCTTTGCAATGTTACGTGCATGGATGGCTGCATCCTTGAGGTATATGTCTGACTTATCACTATTCTTGGTTGCAAACTTGTCACCCATATCCAAAACAACAATGTCAGGCTTTTCATTCTTTACTACTGCCTCAACCCATTTCATATCTTTGTTTGTACTATCTTTGATACGGATGTTTTGTTTTACTGGATCGTAGCGCTTACGTGCCAGAGATACATTCTCTTTCACTTCATCCATACTCATGTTGGTTGCAGCACTTAGGTAACGTGCACCGACACGCTCGTAGCTCTCTTCGTTACACAGTACAATGCACTTGGCACCCTGTGATGCCCACCCATCAGTACCGGCTACCAGAGAGGCATGGAAGGAAGTTTTACCAGTATTAGGCCTAGCACCAACCACAAGAAGATGACCATTACTAACGCCTTCCACCTTTCTACGGAGACTTGGTATATTAAACTTCCATTGTGTTTCAAGATTATTAGCAGCAAGCAATGTATCAATGTCAATATCATCCCAATCAATGCGAAGGTTAGGAGTAAAATCATCTTTGTAATCCTCTAATAAGCGGCGTAAAGGCTCAAGACTATTCTGGCTACCATTCACAAAGTCGAAACCTAGATTGGCAACCTGCTCACCAACGTACTGCTGAAACAGGTGGCTCAAAGTATCTTCTGCAATGTCTTTCTTGATAGGCTCAGCCTTATCTAAACGCTGAAACAAATCCTGGAATGCAGATTTCGTAGCCGTTGTCATGGTCTGATTAAGCCCCATGAACACAGCCTCAAGATCTGACACAGACATATCTTCTTCATACGTCTGCATTGCCGTATCTAACGCCTGTTTGATCTTACGTGTGTCTTTAGTAAAGATCTTATCAGGGCAGCGTATGCCTTTGTGCTGATCGTAAAACTCTTTATTAAGTAGAGTTTTTAGTAATGCTAATTCAATCATCCTTGTCTCCTACAAGTGTAGTTATTTATTTATTCTTGCTCTCTCTAAGGCTCTCTTACGTTCTTCATCGTCAAACTCACGAATCAGTTTGTGATCCTTAATGAAACGTCTAAGCCTACTGTTCTCATCTTTCAACAGTTTTATTTCCCAACGCATGTCTTCTATTGTTCCAGCCATACTCATGGTACTACTCCTCTTCTAAGCAAAAGCCACACATATCATTCTTAGCGGGGCCACCACAGCTTACACATGTCTGCCACTTCTCACTTTCTAGGCCTCTCTTTATAAGAGCTACAAACCCTACGTTGAAGATGGCTGCGAATATCTCAGGGGCACATTCTACTTGTAGTGTAGCGCTACCATCAAGGTGCTCTTCTACATCTGTTACTTTAATGTCATTCATCACTTACTCCTATACACGGTAGCAAGATCGACAGCTTGCAATACTTTGGATATTCGTCATACGTCATAGCTATCAACACAGGTGGCGCAGCTATAAGTAAAGCTACAATAGCTGCTGCCTTAATTGCGCCATTGATATTACCCCTCATTAGTCATTCTCCCTTAATGCTTCCCACGACACAGGAAATAATTTTACCATAATGCGATCAATATCCCACGCTACCTCTGATGTCTCGGCTTGTGTGTCAGGCGCACAGCGAAGCTTACACATGTCAGCAAAGGCATCTAAGCTACCTGACCAATACCACTCAGTCATCATAGACTGTGGCAGTACCATACGTGCTTGCTCTGGGCATACACCTAAATCTAGTAGAAATTCATACTCAGTCAATGCAATCTCGTTAAAGCCGTTGTCAGATACAGTTACTTTACCAGAGCTACCTTGCTTCTTATCAAGACTACGCCCACGATACGTATCAGGTACATAAAACTCAGGCTCATTGTCCACGTACCTACGGCTAATCTCATTCCACCGTAGAAACTTATGCTTGACTAACTGTCTAGCTACAAAGACTGGTGCCTTGATGTGAAAGCTGGCAAAGCAATGCCCAAAGGGGCTAATGTGTTTGTGCTTGGCTAGGTATTGTATAAGCTTTCTATCTTTTGTTTTAAGGTGTGACTTAAAGCTGTAAGCATCTGACTCTTCGTAATCCCACTCAGTTTCTTTACCGAATGAAACACGGGCAGCATTACAAACTGTAAGGTCATTACCCATGTGGCCTTTGTATGTTACTTTGATCATTTATTTACCTTTCCAGTGCTGACCTTCAAATGTTTTTATTCTGTGACATATAGCACATAACACTTCACATTTAGATAACTCATCCCTTAATTTCTTTTTACTTTTAGTGTTTCTACCAAAAACTGCATAATGTGTTACGTGACTTATGTTACATAACTTTGTTGCGGGATCTATATGATTAAACTCTAGGGCTGCGTGATGTTCTTTGTAACCGCAAACGGCGCAACCTTTCATAGTTTTAAGTCTTCTTATTATAGCTTGGCCTTTAGCTTGATGTTTTCTCTTTCTCTCTGCATCATACTTTCTGTAGTCATCACTTCTAATCCTACGCATAAGTCTACCCTTGCTTAATTAAGTGGTGCTTCTCATCATATGTATGGATAGCGTGACAATTAGCACATAAGATTTCACACTTCCTTATCTCTGCCTTAATAGTCTTAATAGCATACTCCATCAATCTACTTACAGGCGCTTTCTTCTTGTCAGGATCTACGTGATTAAAGTGAAGAGCAGCAGGATGTGCATTGAAACCACAAACTTTACAACCAAACATAGTCTTCACTCTATCTGTGTAAGCCCTATGCTTACGTCTCCTCTCTTGAAAGTACTTACTCTGATTAGGCCAATGTGTCATTCTTCTATCCTATTAATAATATCTATGGCTTGTTCTACTGACATCTTAAACCATTCACCGTTTTGTTTTTTGTCGTGACCCATGTGGATCTTCTGAGCCTCTACATGTGCAATACTTTCTGCGACATGTCTATCAGAAAACTTTTTCATGTAGGCATACTCATGGTTTCTATGTGGAGTTGATGTATGAAACTGTCCTATTCTTCTATCTTCATAGCCTGTTTCAACTATCCCAATCTTTACCCAACCTTCAAAGCAAGGTGTAGTCACGACATACACATATCCCTCTGATGATTTTATTCTTTTACTTTCCTGAGTAAATTCACCTACTATAATCTTTGCATCTTTATTCATCTTAGCCACAACTTCTGCCCAAGTTTTAAAATATCCTGGAGTGTGGTATCCAAGCAACACAAACGGGTGAGGGTCACGATCTTTCCTTGTACCTTTAGGTATGTAACCATCCTTATATTCAGGCTTAGCTTCTGCTACATACATCCTTCCTTTGTTTCTTTTACTGTGTGTAGACAGGCGTTGGCGCGGCTTGCCGTGTAGCATATACCACCATTCGCCATCAATAAATTCTGCGTTAGCAAGGTTAAGTTTATTATTCATTGTTCAACATTCCTTCTAGCTTTTTCATGTCATCTTCTACTCTGTATTTAACATCGTCGTTTAGCATGTAAGCCATAGTGCGTAGCCCTGTCCATGCCTGTATCTCTGACCTGTACTTGATAGTCTTATCTATAGCATCAGGATCAAGAGCAATAACAACCCTATTATATTCACCTATCTTCTCCATATGCTTGTCGGTTAATTGTGTACCAAGAATAGCCATGCTAGTTATATGCGGAAACTCTTGGTATGCAACGATAGCTGACACAACATCTTCAACAATAAATAGGACAGATCCTGTACCTATCGTGTAGTAGTCAGCTTTGCCAGTGTAGCGATACCATTTAGGGTGCTGCGTATTACCTACAGCCCTACCGATAGCGTCTACCATGCGCCCCTTGTGGTGTATCGGAAATACAACACGCTCATCCTTAACGTCATAAAGTAAATTATCTATTGCTAAGCCCCAACGCCTTACAAACCTGTTAAACTTTAGGTGTGTAGGCATAGGCTTCACCACATACTGTGGTATCTCCATAGTCTCTTTCTCCCTATGTCGTTTTTGCTCTGCAGTTTGTCGCATAAGCATCATTATTTCTGCAGCAGTCAAATCAGTGTGGATAAAACCACCGATAGTGCAGGTATTTTTGTAGCAGTTATATTTTACTACACCATTGTCGTTGGTTGCAGTGAAAGTGTTACGCCCACCACACACAGGACAGTTACCACGATGGTTCTCACCCGTAGTCAGGCATAGATCACCGACATACTTACGAATCTTCATCATCATTACCCCTTGCTGCCAAAGCTCTGCTTGCACCACTGAATGTATTGACCATGTAAGGCTTTAATGATGCAGGGTTCACATGCCCTGTTACTTGCATGATACCTACTAGGTCAACCCCTGCTTCCATCATTTCAGTAACGGCAGTACGGCGCAGCGACATAGCTGTAAGCTCTCTAGGTAGATTAGCTTCGTCCAGTACCTCATTGATAAGAGGCGCTATTTCATTCAAGCCGTAGCGTCTGACCTGACCGCGATCCAGTGATACCTTTGGTGCAACGTAATCTTGAAAGCCAAAATCTTTGTGCTGCTCACGTAACATCTTGCAAAGGTTCTGACTGATAGGCAGGTGCACATCTGCGCCCCTCTTAGATTGTGTCAGATCCATGCGGCATTGATCCAGATCCAA